AACTAAAGCGTTTGCATTTGCATCGAACTTTGCGTTGATGTCATTTGCTAAGTTTTTAATTTCTTCCATTTTTTTAAAGATTTAAAAGTTGTCTAAATTGTTTTATTTCGTCTATCTTATTGTCCTCTTTCGGCTCTTGTACTGGTGTAGTGATTTTACTCGGCTCGTCAGTTTTCGCAAGTGAAACAAGTTTTAATAATTCAAATTCTATAAGACCGAATGTTTCATCAGTATAACTACCATTCTTGATAGCTTTTACTAAAGTTTTAATTCTGTCTTCTCTTTCTTCTACCGACTTAAAGCCTGTAAAAGGTGTATTCGGGTTTGCCCCAAAAGTAACTGCTGAACCTTCCCAAAGTTTTACCTCAAAGATTTGCTCAACTTCTTCTCCTTCTGTTTGTGTTTCGATTGATTTGATTACTTGGTAACCAATAGAATGCTGAGTAATTACTCCATCTCTATAAAGTTTTAAAGCATCTTGCCCCCAAGTTGTGTCAGTCATTTTAGCTTCAAAGTATAAACCAAAGTTATCTTCTCTTAATACCATTAACTTACCTAAAGGCTTTGTTGTTTCGTGTTGCCATAAGTAAGCAATTTCAGGCTTTGATGAATCTGGTCCTCTCTCTGCGATAGTCTTTGTAAATGCACCTGGCATAATTACATCACCATCTAAATCAATTGAATTGAATTGTGAGAAATAACCTGTTACTATTCCAGTAGCGACATCTAAGTCCTTAATGGTAGCATCGTAATTTTTGAAACTTATATTTTTCATAAGCGATTAATTTTGTAGTGTTTAAAAAAGAGTGAGTAGTTACCTACCCACCCTAAAACCAAACACCAAACTATGTAGTACAAAGATACTAACTTTTTTAGCAATTATTTATATATGATATTATTTTCTTCGTCTAACTTAGCTTTTGTCAGCATTGTGCATTTGCAATTGATGTTATTACCCGCTCCACCTGCTGGGTCTCCTGGATGTTTCATCAATGTACCATCGGCATTAAACTTATCTTTTAAATCAATTGTTTTACCACTTAATGCTATGTGCCAATCTCTCGGCATTTTAGGGTGGTCGTGCAACCAAGTCTTCTCCATTTCAATAGGCATCAATTCTGATTGAGTATATTTAGAAGCATTAGTAACCATTAAAGATTCAGTCCTTGCTATCATTCTCGCTCTTGTCTTTGACATCCCAACCTCTTTAACTAACCTACGCTCTGCACCTCTAAAGCCTTCGTTATTTTCTAAAGCATCGGTAAATGCCTTTTGTATTTTCTTTAAACTTGTTGTATTAATGTCTTTAATGTGCTGACCTCCTATGGTAGCAAAGTATTCTTTTAAAGCTGCATCCATTATAGGATTCTCAAAACCTACTCCGATTGTTGCCTGTGCTGGTAAATTAGCCTTTAGCCATTTAACATAACCTCGTAATTGTTTATTCCAAGCAGTATTATAAAAGACTTGCATAGCATTAGCAATAGGCACTTCGGTGTATAACATTGCTGCTATTTGTGAAGTAAACGCTACCGATTCCGATTGCTTTAGCGCATCCAAGATAGGCTGAATAGATTGTTTCAAAGCCTTAGAGAATAAACGATAGCCGTAAACCTCTAAATACTTTTGTAGTTTAGTGTCAAATTCTTCTTGGGTCATTATAGTGCTTTATCTGCCATTCCTAATTCATCAAGATAAGTCAAGTTAGTAGGAACTAAAACTCTGTCCATATCCTCTTGGTCTAATCTATCGTAATTCATTGCATCTCTTTTTTCGTTAGGAGTAATCCACCAAGCCTCTTTCATCTGAGCAACTATTTTCTCCATATCCTTTTGCATTTCAGGGAACGCTTGAGCATCGTAGTCAATATAGTATTCAACACCATCCCTAACAGAATAGTAAGAAGCCAAATGATAGTTAAACATATCACGAATGATATTCAAAATAGGAATAACCGTATTTGTTACCAATCCTTTGTAAGCTAACTCCTTATTATTGTATGAACTTGAATCCGTAGCAAATAAGATAGGGTCTACACCAAACACCCTGCAAATAGTATCTCTATCTGCACCGATTGATTTAATGATTTCTAAGTCTGCTGGACTCATTCCGATTTGCTTGTAATCTATAATACCGTTTGTTGCTACAATACGCTTATAGTTATCCGCACCCATTAACTTAGTATCGATTTGTTGGTTAATCTTGCTTATTTGCTCACCATCAAGCATTGCCTCTTTATCTCCTGAGAATAATAAACCAGCTACACCACCATTAGCGAATGCCTTTGCTTTAGCCTTTGTTCCTTCGTTAGAAGATGCAACCGTTAATGAAGCAGCCTTTAAAGGAGATTGACCATATAACTCAGTACCTGAAATATCAAACTTAGGATTAAAGAATTTAATATGCGCAACTTCATCAGCGTTAAATTGAATAGCCTGGTCTCCGATTTGTAATTTATAACCACCAATAGGTCTGAATGTACCGTTACCTATGATTTGAGTATATTGAGAAGGCATTGGGTACATCTTTGTTGGAACTCCTTTGTTACGACCTACTTCAGGAATAAACTTATAAGTGTAAGCATTACCTGTGATGTTTAAGAAAGAAACCATTGATTCGATAAACTCTTGTTGCCCTTGCATCTCGTTAGGTCTTGAAAGAATAGCGTTTAATTCCGTTCCATTAACCTCCTCAAGTCCTTTTTTAAGTAAATTGATAGGATTGTTCTTTGTTCTATTGAAACTCTTTTTGTTATTGATAACATAAACATAAAACGGCACAGAAGCAGCTTTCTTTGCAATCATATTAACAACCGCATAAACATCGGGATTATTCTGATAACCTTCAGCAACATAGGCTCTTGGATTATCAGGAATGTTATACATCATATCTCCGTTGAAATATGAAAATAAAGATTGAAAGTATTTGTTACCTGCATCGCCCTGAGATGGGATTATAGCAGCTTTAATTCTTTGTAAGAGATTCATAAGCAATTATTTTTACAAATTTACGATAATTTTATATAACTACGAACTCAAACTTCTTAAGTTCAAACCACATCCGCATCATTAGCGCATCGGAAATATCGGGAGACCTACCTAAATGTTCTTTGACTTTGTCTTTTGGTAGCACCGCAAGTTTACCATCCTTATCAGCGTTATGCCTTTGCACCCATTCAAGTTCTTCAGTTAATTCCTTTCTTATTGTTACATCTTCGCTCATTACCCAAACACCAGCTTGGTTGATTAACTCTGCAAGTTTGTAGTAGCACTCTGATTTTAAATTAATGTAGTTACCTGTTAATGCTTTGCTATTGTTAACGAATCCTTTAAAGCCATAGTCGACCACACCGCCTCCGACACCATCTTCATCACAAATGATTTGAGAATAAGGGATTGAATGCTTTTTTGCCAAATGTTTAATGAATGCTGCTACTTCGTTAGTTGCCTTATTGGACAACCTATGTATTTCCGTAACCCTAAAGCCTGACCATACCATTATCAAAGTCTTATCCTTACCAAACCTGGCAATATCGGCTGAAATGTAACCTTTACCGCTTGGGATATGTTCATTAGTAAATAAATCAATAATCTTATTGTATTCAATTAAGGCATTGTCATTATCATCATACTCCCAGTTACCATAAAGTAAACGCTCCCTACTTTGGTTATCCAAAGTCTTTAAGGATTCAATATAGTGTTTAGAGATGTAAGGATTGTCTATTGCTAATGCTTGAATAAATGCTTTGTTGTCATCTAACTTATTTTCCTTGTGTGGCTTATAAAAGTTATTATACACCCATCCTTTAGCAGGGTTGCAAGTACCAAGTATTTTAGGAATCAATCCAAACTCATCAAGTTTATACCTAATACGAGACTTAAGAATATTCCAGGCTTTTTCCGTTACCTGATTGCACTCATCTACAAATATAACGCTACACTCAAGGCTGCCCAATTCGTCGTGGTGGGGGTCTGAAGGGTATGTAAACAAGTCTTTTAGTAAAATAGTCGACCCATTTTGAAAGGTAATAATATTACTTTGAGCGTTGAACTGGTAGTGAACACCCGACTTAAGACCTTGCATCCTACATACATCGTAAAATGAATTTAAAGTAGTTTCCTTTAGTGTTTTTAAAACCGCTCGACCTATTAAGGCTCTTATACCTGGATATTTCAAGCAACACTTTAAAATCCAATAAACACCTAAAGCGGTCTTACCACTTCCAGCACCACCACCATAAATAATCTCTTTGGTCTTATTGTCTTCGATTAAATCAATCGCTTGAGTCTGCTTTTCCGATAGGTGCATAGGTTTTTATTTCTTCAAATACTATTCGTGCTTGGATTGGATTATTAGCATCCCCTTCTAAAGTTGTTCTTGCAAGTTTTGGTCTTGCGTATTCAAGTAAAGTAAGATATGATTGAACAAAGTCTTTACCCTCTAAAGAGTTAAGTTCTTGGTTAAATCGTTCTGTACCTTCTTCGATTATAATATTGACAAAGTTGTCTATTAATAGTCTTTTTTGGCTTACTGCACCTTGTGGTCTGCCATTCGGATTTCCGCTTTTGCCTTTTTCAAACATTTGTTTCTTTTTGTTATTTACAACAAAGGTAGCTATTTTATTGCATTTCTTGAAAGTTCGTATTCCTTGCGCAAGTAGCTAATCTTTTGAGTAAGCACATCAATAAAAGAATTGGTCGAAAACCTAATGTTCTTAACCTCTGCTAATCTTGCTTCAAGTTTACCCTCAATTACTCTATAAGGCTCACTCATTATAATAGCTTGTTTTTCTTTATTGCCTTGTGTTCCTTCTCCTTCTACAAATAACCTGGCTTCTTCTATCTTTCTCGTTGTGTAAGCATCTATGTAGGCTTTATGAATTTCAGCTTCCATTTCATTTAAAAGGAATAAATAACCAGCAAGTTTAAGGTTAGAGTTGATTAAATCTTCTATTCCATTTGTCTTATTGGCTTTAATTATTTCGGCTTTTATTTGGTCTATCATAATTCAGCTACTTTCTGTGTGTATAGGTCAATCAACTCTTGGTAATCTAACTTACCCATTTTTTTTGTTTGATGCCTTTTGTATTCCAGGTAATCCATACCACCTTTACCTATTTCTTTTTCAAGTCTCTTGTAGTATTCGATATAATTACCTGATTTGGCTATATTGCATCCGTAGCACTGTGGTCTACAATTTTGCTCATCATATCTTAAACTTAAAATACCCCTTGAATAGAAATGCCCATTTTGAATCTTCTTGTAAGGTAAAACCTTGTCGCAAGTAAAGCACTTGACATCTAAATTCTCATCAGCATACTTTAAACGAATATAAATAGAAAATATAGCATCTGCTTTCTTTTTTAAGATTGTTGTACTCATTTTAAAAGCAATTTAGTGTAACATATCTCAAAGACTATTCCCCAAGTCATAGAAAATAAAATTATATCAAAATAACCAAAGATAGGCTTATAGGTAACTATTGCTAAAGACATAAACAAAAGCATAAAAGCCTTGAATAAATGCCACCCATCCGTTAAGAACGATAAAATAGTTGAAGATAGAAAAAACTTCTCGCCATTTTCTTTTTCTCCCCACTGCCACTTATTACGCCAGGACATATTCCAATCCCAAAATTGTCTGTTCTTAAAGTTTTCAAAGATAGAAACATAATACCTCGTTGAAAGTACATCCATTACTGAATTACAAAAGGCTGCTAATATTACAAAGATTAAACTCATATTGTTAATTGTTAGTTCCCATTTTGGGAAATTTAAAGTTCATTATTCGTATAAATTCGTATCAATACGGCTCAAAACTGCACCCGATAGGGATTAAAAATGAGCCACAAGTGTTAATTGCACCTTATCGGGTATAAAAACTGAGCCACAATTGTTAAATGTTTTTTTGGTGCTTGTTAATTGTTTGTATGAATTTTTAGTAAAGTTTCTTACACTTTGTCCAGTTAATTCATTAAAAAACAAGACATTACATCCTTTGTAATATTTACAGGTGTTAAATCTTATTGATTACACCTATACATCTTTTACAATTCATCTACCATCTCCAGCGTTTTAATTCTATTGCTTAATTCAGTAATAACTATTTCAGCATCGTGTCTCAAAGTTACTAACTCATTCCGTAAAAACAAATTCTCTCCTTGCATATCCGTTAAAATAGCAAATGCAGTATTAAGAGTATCTGAAGCATCTAAGTTATCTTTGTAACTCTTTGTGTCTGATTTAGTTTTGTTTGCCTCTAATAGCTTTATTTGAAGCGTACAAAGTAAATCTGCTATCCTAAACAAAGTAGCTTGTCTAAAATCAGTCTTTGGAATCCTTTTTTCTAATTCATCTTCCAAAATAGCTTTTAATGGCTCACTTAACTCGTGTAACTTTCTCATCGCTTAAAATAAACTTCTTGTCCTGCATTGGGTTAATTAGGTTAATGATTTCTCTTAAAGCATCTATATAATATTGCGAAGATAACTTATGGATTGGTAATTGCTCAAATAATTCTAAACTAAAAAGCCTGGCTTCCGAATGTTTAATAAATTCTTGTAGTGTCATAATTATGCGATTTTTTTAAATACTAAAATGTTTTGATGTATTTTAACAAGTTTTTGACTTTTCATATTACCATTTACTCGCATTGCAGCACTCCCTAAACTAACTAAAATTGCTTCATTATAAAATTTCATTCCACATTTTTCAAATGCTTTTATAGTATCAGGTACAAAACCAATATAAAATCCATTTTTATCCCTTACCTCGCCAACTACAAAACAAGCATACCCACCAACATTTAAAAGTTTACAACTTTTTTCTATAATACTTTCGTATAAAGCTAAAAATTCCTTGTATGGTTTATTACTTATATCTCCATCTAAATCGCTATAAACCTCTAAATCAGCGTATGGTGGGCAACTAAAAATAAAATCAAAATTATTATTAAAATTGTTTAATATTTCATTACTATCCCCAACATACCATTGTGGTTGATTGTTTATATCTAAAATATCAAGACCTTGTTCTCTATTACTATCAATTTGTTCTTGTCTTATATCTATCCCAGTATATTTATAACTTAAATAATTTGCTACAACACCTCGTACACTACCACCAGCAAAAGGGTCTAATATAGTTCCATTTTTAGGACAAAACCAGTGATATAAAACTTCGCAAAGTGCTGGGTCAAAAATAGAAACATCAGAATTACCCCCTGACTTACCTTTATCTTTATTCCATTCAGCCATACTGAATGTTTTAGCATCTCTACCAATTTCACTTTTTAATCCTTTAGCAATCCATAAGCGTTTTCTTCTTTGCCAATTTCCGCTTTTAGTGTCTAAAATGCTAAATGGTGGTTCAATAAACTTATCCCTTAATAATTCATCTTTTACAATTTCATTCCCGAATAAATCAATTTCTTTTGTTTTTGCTTTTGTTGTCATAGTTTTTGGTTTTTAAAATGGTATAATAATTGGTTTTTCAAATGTAACATAATTTCCAGCATAACTCTTACTTCCGTTAATTTCTTCGTAATAGCAGTTCCGCCACTTATCAAAAAATAAAGTTGCCTCGCCTACTTCTCCTATGCCTTTAGGTTTTGTCTTTTGGACTATAATTTTTACTTCGTTGCCTTGATAAGGTGTACCATCCTTGCTAACTCCAAATGGTGGTCTCCATACGCAAATCATTTGTTCTCCCTTTCTAAACGATGTTTCGCCACCATCTATAAATCGTGGGTCTGCAGGTGGATAGTATTTTATTCCTGTTGCATCATCTATAACCTTTGCGCCTGTTTCCCTTGCTATGTGCATAATAATTGTATGATGGTAATTGTATTCCCTTGCGTACATTCTTATTTTACCTAACACCCGAGCCATATACATATCTCTTTGTTCGCCTTTTAAATCGTGCTTAACTTCATTAAAAGGGTCTGTTGTAACTGTATCAAACTTAACACCGTATTTCTCAACTGCTTCGTGAAAGTCATCTAAGGTAATATCTTTTACTCCTAAATCCATAATGTAAAAATATTGGCTAACTTCTAATCCATATCTATACATTTCTTGTTTGGTAAGTCTTTGTAGCTTATTACCATCGAGGTCAAAGAATGGCTTACCTGCCCATTTATGAATAATCTCTGCAAAGATTTCTGCTGGAGTTCCTGTTTCGGGTGAGAAAATTAAATGCTTCCAACCTTTAGATTTTGATAAGTTAATTAAACACTCCCACCAAAATTCCGATTTGCCTGATGCAGGAGTTCCGTAAATGTAAGATGTTGCACCTTTCTTAAAGGATATTAGCTTATCTACTTCGGAGAATCCAACCGTTTCGCCTTTAATTAATCCTGTATCGTATAACGAATCTAATTCGCTTTGGATGTCGCTATATTGTTTTATAAAGTCCATTAGTAGTAAAATTTAGGTATGATAGGTGCTTGTATTTTTATTTTGTTTTCTTCTTTAAACCAAACTTCTTGCATTTTAAGTTTCCAATTCTTTACAGGTTTGTCATTAGAGTCTTTCCAGTTTCTATTGTTGTAAAAATTAAAGGCTTTCTCTGCTTCAGTCTTTTTATATTTATGTTCTTCAAAGTAAGCTAAAACTTCTGATAAAGTAGGAGTAATAAATTTGCCTATATCTTTCTTTTCATTCTTTCCTTCTTCTATTGTAGGTAGTTTGCGTTTACTTAATGTAGTACCTTGCGTTTCCTCTACCCCTTGATAATCCTCGTATTTTGTAATGTTTATAAGGGTTGTGCTTTGTTTCCCTTTTCCGATAGTTGTTATAACAAGCATTTTATCACTTTCAAGCATTTTAAAGAAGGCAGAAACAGTCTTTGGAGTACATCCAAAAATGGTTGCCCAAGTTCGTAAACTTTTAGCAGATTGCCCTCTTTTAATTTCAATTAATTGTAATCCTAACTGCATTTTGCAAGGTTTATGATTAACTTCTAATAGCATTATTAGCCACCACTGGAACTTAACAGGGTCTGTCCATATCCAGTGTTCTTTTAATTTTCGGTGTATTTTTATCCAACCTGCACTCATATTAAAATCCCTCATCATACCTAAGACTTAAAATACCCCTTGAATAAAAGTGTCCATTTTGTATTTTTTTGTAAGGATAAACCTTATCGCAAGTAAAACATTTTACATCTAAATTATCATCAGCATATTTTAAGCGGATATAAGTAGAAAATATAGCATCTGCTTTTTTCTTTAAGATTGTTGTACTCATTTCAATAAGATTTTAGTGTAAAACATCTCAAACACTACCCCCCAAATAATAGAGAATAGAATTATATCAAAATAACCAAAAATAGGTTTGTAAGTTACAATAGCTAAAGAAATAAAGAGTAACATCAAGGCTTTAAATAAATGCCACCCATCCGTTAAAAACGAAAGCATAGTTGAAGATAAAAAAAACTTCTCGCCATTTTCTTTTTCGCCCCACTGCCATTTGTTGCGCCAGGACATATTCCAATCCCAAAACTGACGATTCTTAAAGTTTCCAAATATGGAAATATAGTACCTGGTACTTAATGTGTCCATTACTGAATTACAGAACGCTGCTAATATTACAAAGATTATTGTCATAAGTTGTCATTAAAGTTACAAAAGTTCCCATTTTGGGATTTTTAAAGCTCATTATTCGTATAAATGCGTATCAATACGGCTCACTTTTGAGCTCTATTTGTAGTCAGGACAGGATTCGAACCTGTATCTCAAATCGGGTCTACATTACTGCGACTACTTTATTGAGTGTTACCATTACAC